TACCATGACAAGCTGCACAACCTGCCCATAAACTTCTGATAGAACTGAAAGGGTCACCTTCTGCAGCTGCCTTCTTTCTTGCTTCTATCTGTGCTGGTGTGCCATGTATTTTTACATATTCTGCATAGCACTCTCCTGTACAACCGTGTATTCTTTCATACCCTTTGTACTCTAAATTTTGATAAGTATATGTTATAAGTGAAAACATTACTATTACTATTGATATTACATAAAACTTCATGCTTCTCTATCTATATCCCATCTAACTATATTCTTGCCTTGTTTTGAAGGTCTGTTTTGCCAGAACTTCCAATTTTCGGCTTGTTGTCTCCATTCGTATAACCATGGAGCATTATCTCTTTCCGCATCTTTAAACACGGCATTTGTAAATATTACTGGTAATAATACTGCAAAATGGACAATTATACTTGTTATTGTATTATATCCTAGCCACCCCATATAGTAAGTAGCTACAAATCCAAAGTAAACTGACCACATAGTAAATAATACCAATGTAAAATATGCTTGTAAGCTGGGGTCGGGGATATATTTCAATGGATTGAATCTATTGTCCATGACTAATCTCCAACACTCAACTATCCACATAATTAATCTTCTGTGTATTGGTGGTTGTTTCATACTGCTAATCCTATTAAGTAAAATGCCATAAGCATAGACCCAAATACAAATACCTGTACAAAAGCCATAAAAGCTACAAAAGGTATTTGTCTATCTCCATACCAATCAAGCTCTTCTTTTCGCCACTTTTCAAATTCTTCTGGAGTAGCGTCTACCGTTTTATTTAACTGTAGTTCAAGTTGCTGTTCGTACCTATCTTCTTTGACAGGTACTTTTCTTTTTATCGGTCTTTTCCAGGGGTCTAACTGCTCAGACATGATATATTGTCTTCTTTAATTATCTCTATCTTTTCGAGCAGTGGGTGAGTCCAGCCGTGAGAAACTAAATATGTATTTAGATTTTCCTCTTTGAGCAGGACTTCCACTACTTTTTCTTTTCCTTGTTCATCTAATGCTTGATTAACTTCATCAAGGAAAAGAACATTAATTTGACTTCTACTTATAGAAGTCATCAACTTTCTAATGGCGACTAGTGTTGCAATATTTACTCTTGCTAGTTCACCAGAAGAAAGTGCTAGAATATCAATAATGTTTCCATTATCTGATACTTCTACATTTAACTTGTCGTTTTCTACAACGAAATTTATACTGAATCTACCATCGCTGAACTCTGCAAGATACTCGTTTGTAAGTATCTCTAGTTCTTTGACAAGGGATTCGATCTTGTAGGCCAAGAGCCCGTTTGTACTAAATGCTTTTTTAAGTATTTCAAGAATCGTAAGTTTGTCCTCTGAACTCTGTAATCCAGACTCGAGTGATGACAACTGCTCCTGAAACTGTTCAGTTTGCTCTTGTATGATTCCAATTCTTGTATTGTGCCTTTCTCTTCTTTCATTTTCTTCTACTACCTTCGAAAGAGATTCCCTAGTACTGGCAATCCTCTTGCGAAGCGCTTCAATCTTATCGCCCAGCTCTTCTTCGTTAATGACTTGTGTAGGGAGTTTGTCGTCGATAGACCTGTATATGCTTTCCCAATCTTTGATTGCTTTGTTTGATGTCCTATGAATCTCATTATTTTCCTCTGCTTCTTGTAACTTTTCCCTGTCTTTATCTGCGAACTTTATACATTGGTCATATCTTTCTTGATGTTCTTTTATCATAGTATTGACAAAATTTTCATCAATGTCTTGTCCACAAGTAATACATTCCATATTTTCCATACCCGCTAGGGCTTGGTATTTTTGTAACTGCTTTTCCTCGTGTATAGATTCTGACTTCCATGCCCCTAAACGAGTCAGGTGTGCAGATGTATCTATAAGTTCTGGGTGCAGTGCTAATAATCTTTTATTTTCGTGAAGGTCTATTAATTTTAACTGCTCCTTCAGATGATTATTAGTATTTATTTTTTTGTTCTTTTCGGAGATATTTTCAAATTCTATCTGTAAAGAACTTAAAGTCTTTTCATCTTCTTCCGACTGAAATGGTAAATCCATTTTGTCAAGTAGTCTTGTATCTTCCAAAAAATTATCCTCGAGCCATTTCTCAATTGTTGCAATTTTCGCGTTGGTTGCTGTAATATTACTTGAAGCTACGCGTACTGCTTCTTTGAAAGTCTCAAAGAACGATACATATTCGTCTAATTTTAAGAGGTCAATTAGGAACTTTTTCCTATTTGTGTCTGTCGCTGTTAAAAATTGTAAAGACGCATTAGTATTCTGATATACCAACTGTGAAAAAGTCTTGAAATCTATACCAAGTATTTCTCCTAAACTTTTGTAAGTATTACTAGCAGTATGTGAACTTATATCCTCTCCGTTTTTTGTTAGCTTACATTTAAGTGTAGACCTACGACTAACAGAAATGCAATAAGAATCACTATCAACACTGAAGTCAAGAGATATATCATATCCTTGATTAACATACCTGTTAGCGATGTCTGCTTTCTTAACATTTTTACTATTTTTATTAAATAAAACCTCTTCTAATATTAGTGGTATAGATGACTTACCTACTCCATTTGTACCTACTAATTGTGTAAGTGTATCAGAAGATAAATCTATCTCGTTGCCTGTTCCGTAAGAGAAACAGTTATCCCACTTCAGTTTTTGTAGAATAATCATTAAAAACTCCCATAATATTTCTTATTTTACTTTCATCTAATGCTAGTATTTCTTTCAGGTAAATACCTAATTCATCAGATATTGTCATGTCTCCATGTAAATCTAAAGTTGCTTCAACCGTTCGTTTTACAACTTTTTTATCAAGTAAATCGGAATTTTTGACTTTTGCCAAATCTTGCACATCACCTTCTAACTCATAGATAGTGTGATGAAAGTCTGTTGGTATCATTTCATCAGGGTCTTCCACAGTCTTACGAATAAGCTGTGGTAAGTCAAACTGATGCCATGTCCAAGACCAATCATCATCTATAACAAGATAACCTGTAGTTACCTCATTTCTATGAAAAGATGTTGTCATTGGGCTGCCTGGGTACACAATATTTCTTTGAGTATTCTCGTGAGCATGTAAGTCTCCAGCAAACACCGTTTTGAACTTGTCAAATCTTTTCAAATCTACTTCTGGTACTACATGAGGTGGTATCTCACCACGAACATGAGTAAATAGATAATCTACATCATCTATATCTTCTATACTGCCTTTTCTGTGTAAGTCAGCATAAGGTAGAATCGCCCAGTCGTGAAGATAAAAAGTTTCAGTTATAACTTTTACTTTCGGATTGAGTTCTTCTGTAACTCTTTTTAAATTTGTAAAAAAGGTATGATTCTTTTTTGTAGCTTCATGATTACCGTCAAATATAATCGTATCTACACTAACATCTTTTACAAAATCAAAATATAGAGTAAGCTCGTCCATAGAGGGGACTCGGTCAAACAAATCCCCTCCAATGATATGTAAACTTATATCATGCTCATCTATAGCGTCTTGTACTTGTTGGAAGAATAACTTATACCTGGAACAAGCCCAAGGTACAGGTACATTCTTTTGTCCTAACTTTATATGCCAATCTGCTGTAAATAAAATCATGCTACGAAGTCTTCTCCTGGTTGCCATTCACAACCTGTTAGTCCACCTGCTTTGAGTGCCTGTAAAGTTCTGAGAACTTCATTTGCGTTTCTGCCTGTGTCTAGAGCGTTTACTGATACATGCTGAATTATATCGTCACTATCAACAATATAAGTTGCTCTGTAACAAACTCCTTCGTTTTTATTAACTATCTCTAGTTCTTCAGAAAGAGAGAGTCCGCAGTCAGCTACTAGCGAGTGCTTAATATCCTGAATAAGGTCATTATCCTCTTTCCATGCAAGTTTACAAAATTCGTTGTCGCCACTAAATCCGCATACACTTGCTTCAGATACTAGCATATCCATACCCGCTATTTCGGTAGGACATATAAAAGTGAAGTCTTTTGGGTAAAAGTAAAATACTTTCCACCCTTCAAAGTCATCTCTTGTTACTATGCCTATACTATTATCGCTGTCAACACCTTGTAATTCAAAGTATGGAAACTCTTCTCCTACACCAATCATGATACATCGAACTCCTCTGAGACTTCATCAGAAACCTCATCTTGCTGATTGTTAATTCTTCTTAACAATTCAAGTTGTGCATCTGCAGTTGGTCTTGGTAGAACATCGTCCATGGACTTTAGATTTGCAACTAAGTCTTTCTCCCAGTCTTCTAGTTCTCTTGGTTTGCACTTTAGAACTTGTAGTTGGTACTCAACATTAAACACCTGTGGACCTGTCTTCTTTCTCTTGAAATGAATGTCGTATCCTGTAACAGGGTCTGTTGGGTCTCCTAACTCTTCCATAGCTACTATCATTTGGTCAAACAGTTTTCTTTTTAAATTAAGAACTTTTACCTGTTTGTCGGCGTAGTCTATGCACTGGACGGCGTATGACCACCCACATTTTAAGTCAGGATAGAAGTCTCGAACATGGTCATGTTCTTTGTTGTTAAAGGTCTCAGAGTTTCTATCAAAAGATAAACACTCCATAGGAATATTTTTATTATTCTCGCCTTTAATCCAATAGACATATCTAGGTAATAAATCACCCACCATTCTTAAGTGGTGGTCTTCCTTACCTGCATAGTTATAAGTTTCAATTTTTTCTTTTTGGGCTGAGCCCTTGGTTTGGTTGAATCCAATTGCCATTTTATTTTTCTCCTTGTGTCTCCTCGAATAAAAAATGAATCCTACCTTCTTTTATTTCGAGCAGTCTATTTGCTTTTATTATATCTTCTGAAATTGGACATTCCAGAAGTCCTAATGTGGTGTCTTTACTATTAACATAGTTGTGATAGTTGCGAAATGATGCGACACCTGCATACTCCGCCACCTCTTTATCACTATATGACCGACCTATCTCCATCAAATCTTTAGGATTCGTGAGAAATGATTTGCCACCAAAACGATACTTATAAAATTTAAAAGTCTTATCGTAATAGTTTTTCGGTTGGATTTTGTATGTAATAATTCTAAGGATTGTGATTATATCACCAACATTTCCTTTGCTTATTTTTACAATTTTATCCCAGTTATATAGTAACATATATTATATCAAATTTTTGAGTTTGTGTCAAGACTTATTTTTCAGAGCTCTGCTCCTTACTCCTGTTTAGGATTTTTTCAGCGTCCTCAGGTGCAAGTGTAGCGTGAACGCCTTGCATCGCCATGTCTACAATCTTACCTTGGAAGATGTAACTTCCACAGTGCATTAGTTCTATCATAGGCATTGCCCATATGTTAATACCTATTTTATTACAATATTCCGAAAACATATAATCCTCACTTAGATATCTGTTTTGGTCATTTATAATACAGTCAAAGAAAGCATGTATTGTTTCATCTCGTTGAAAGTCTCCTTCACGAATATGGTCAGGAGTGTATTCTAGTTCAGGATATGCTTCTGCATACTCTTTGAATACAGACTTTTCTATTAACATAAATCCAGTTGCTCCTTCTTTTATTTGTACAGGTTCAAACACTGGCGCTTTACCATCAGGGTATGCGTCGGGTAGAGGATTAAATACCATATCTCCTGCAACTTTTGATAACAACTCAGGATTTTCCTCAATATGTGGGTTTCCTTGTTTTGCCACATGGAGAACTTTCTCCCATGCAATAGTTTTCTTTGGATATAATCCACATAATACTCTTATGTCCTCTCTAGTTGCCATAGTATGTAATAAATACATTAAATCCATAGCTCTCCAACATATATCACTATCAATAAATAATAAGTGAGTTGCATCGTCATTTTTTAGAAAGTTTGCAACACAGTAGTTTCTAGCTCTAGTAATCAAAGATTCATTAAACAGATAGTAAATCTGTGACTGAATACCATGATTCATAAAGACAGCTGTAGTGTCCATAAGAGATTTAGTGTATAATCCGTGACACATACCGCCATACATCGGAGTACATATCATAATATTCATCTTCTGCATTTTTGGTATATCTAGTTCAATTCTCATTTGTTTTTCACTCATAATACATTTACCTCGTATCCTTGTTTCATGTAATAGCCCATTCGAGCACTAGCTTGTCGGGCTGCTGTTTTACCTTTTAGATGTATATCTACAACTACTGGTTGTTTCTTTCCATCTATCTTTCTTATTATTCTACCTATTAACTGTGTTAGTAGAGGGTCGTTATTAACGGGTGTTCCCAATACTAAGCAACTTAGTTCGTTGATAGAAATACCTTCAGAGAAAATTGATTGTGTTCCAAATAAGATTTTTTTCTCATTTTTTATTTTCTGCATATTTCTTTCTCTTTCGGCAAAGTCCATATCCCCTGTTATCGAAACTGCACTATCTCCTACTAGGGCAGCACAGTTTTTTAAAAATTTTACTCTATCTGATACAACGAGGACTTTATGCCCTTCTGCTGCATAGCGAGCTGCTATCATAGCAACCCCATGTACATACTCCGCGTCCATCGTTAAGTGATTTATTCGTTCTGCCCAAGGGGTGTAACTACCATCTAAAAAGCGAATCTCTGACTTGAGAATATCCACTTTTGGTGTAAGATAGTTTTCTTTTGGTGGTTTCATTACATTGTTACCGAAATAATCACGGAAAACAACATGTCTACCATCTTTTCTTTCAAGAGTTCCAGTAAGTCCTATCTTATAACGACACGGCATTTCATCTACAATCCTGGTAAAAGT